AATACACAACTCATAGAACGAGACAATTACACTCCACAAATCAATTGTAATCTATAATTATAGAATCATCTGACATATTTAATATAAAGTATATATAATATGGCAGAAATTGCAATGTTAATGGTTGCATTAGGAGGACTGTATGTAATCTCCAATCACGACAATGAACCTCGAGAACTAGCTGGATTTGAAAATATGGGAGAGGCTTCTAATGCACTTCCGTCTATTAATCCGCCCCAACCTCCTATCAATTACCCAACCGATAACAAACGGGTCAGTGATACTAACCCAAACAAATATTACCATCCCAATCAAACCACAGACAAGTTCTTTACTCCATCCGCCGTATATAAAGAGATTGAACGAAATAATCCAAAGGATTCTGTAGGTGGTTCCACCAAGACGAATTATAGTTTAACAGGAGAACCGTTAAATAAAGATAATTTTAAACATAACAATATGGTACCTTTTTTGGGTCTCGTATAAAAGGTTCTGGCGTAAGTGCGGACATTGCACAAATTCAAATGGATCATATGCAAGGATCGGGGTCACAACATAAACATAAGACGGAACAGGCTCCTCTCTTTAAACCCCAAACCAATATGTCTTGGGCCAATGGTATGCCAAGTACAACTGAATTTATGTTATCCAGAGAAGTTCCTAGTAATAGAATAAATAATGTTAAACCGTGGGATGAAGTAAAAGTGGCACCCGGACTGGGGCAGGGATATACAAGTACAAATAGTGGGTCTGGATACAATACCGCCGTTGAAGATAGATTGAGTTGGCTCCCAAAAACAGTGGATGCGCTCCGTGCTACCAACAATCCAAAAGTATCGTTTGATTTATCCGGACATCAAGGTCCAGCGTCTGCCAGTAATCAAAACATTCAAAATTCAAATACAATGGGTCGTGTAGAAAAAAACCGTCCAGATACAACCCAAGTGTTAGGTCCAAACCGATGGTTTACTACTACAGGTGTTGAAAAAGGTTCTACCGTACGAAGTAGTCAAATGTTACAACACACCAATCGTCCCGATTATTCGGAAACCAATTATTATGGTGCTGGAACCCAAGAAGGTAAGTCTACTTACATACATTCACATAGCAACGAGACGCATCGGCAACAATTGGCAGGCCCTGCCATTACCGCACCTTTAGGACCTGCTGCCGCTTCAACCAATGATTATGGCAATGGAAGTTATGAACCCTTGTGTAATAATCGTTCCACTACACGACAAGGAAATGATTTAGGGGCAGTTGGAGGAATTCTGAAAGCTTTAACTAGTCCTATTCTTGACATACTTAAACCGACTCGTAAAGAAAATGTGATTGGGAACATACGTTCCACTGGAAACGTTCAACTAACCCATGGAGGAACGCAACCCATTTGCAATCCAGGGGATAGACCGAAAACCACAATTAAAGAACAAACCGAAATTGGTAAATTACACTTAAACTTGGAAGGTAACTTACAAGGCGCTTATAATGTATCCACGCAACAACCCGTTCCACAAGAAAGAGATACGACCACTTCGTCTTATATTGGTAATGTAATGGGTACAAATCAATCCATGTCACAAACCTCCGCGTATAATCAGAGAAATAATCCAAACAAAACATTTAGTAATCATCCAAATCAAGGAGGTATGTCCTTATTAAATGCAGATACAAATTTTACATCCGTAAGAAACGATCAAAATCAAACTCGTATTCCAACGGGAACCTCTACAATGTCTGCTATACCTAGTAAAACCAGTTATGGACGTACACAAATGCCACCTACAACGATACAACCAAATTATGATAGAATGAATCCAGACCTTTTAAACGCATTTAAAAGTAATCCATATACACACAGTTTGACCAGTTGGGCCTAACTTATAGTTAGTTATAATAGGATTTAAAATTATATATTTAAGAGTATGATGCTAAACCTTATTCATAATGATATCGTTGAAAATCTTAATCATATGATTAAAAACAACAATATACCGAATATTCTTTTTTACGGACCCTCTGGCGCAGGAAAACATATATTGGTTACACAATTTATACATCGTTTATATAAAACGTATGAAGATGAACGATTACACGTATTATATGCCAATTGTGAACACGGTAAAGGTATTAAATTTATACGAGAAGAATTAAAGTTTTTTGCAAAAACACAACATTCCTTACATCATCCATTTAAATCTATATTATTGACAAATGTGGATTCGCTTACCAACGACGCACAGTCTGCCTTACGTCGTTGTATAGAACAATTTAGTAGCAACACTAGGTTTTTTATTATTGCGAACGATAAAACTAAATTACTTAAACCTATCTTATCTCGTTTTTGTGAAATATATATCCCGTTACCTTGTATTAATCTTCATGTGTATCAAGTGAATTCAAGTTTTGGAAAGGAACCCTCCCCATCCAAACGTATACAATGGATACGTAATCATATTATGCATTTAGATATAAAGGACCCTAATTCTTTTATTCAATTAACAAATAAATTATACGATAAAGGATATTCGGGTAAAGATTTACTCACCTATATATCTAAATCTACAACGATTTCAACCAAACGTAAAACCCATATTCTTATTCAATATCATTCCAACAAACATTTATTTAAACACGAATCATTATTTATGTTGTTTATGTTATATCAATATGTATGCAATTGCGATGAAATATTAAAAATCAATTCTTATATATAGATATGGATGATTATTCGATAAATTCGTTGATTGAATCTAAAAACGAATGGTGTGCAAGACTCGTGAATCTATTAACACCCGCCGTGATATCTGGGATAAAATCTATATTTGAAGAGTCTTGGAATTTATGTATAGCGAATGAAGAACAAACCAAATACCTTATGACGTTCCAAACCTTTTTAAGTAGAGTACCTAAATGGAATGAGGAAATTATAAAAACAGAACGTAAGCGTATCCTTAACGTTACAAATTGTCCGTATTTAGAAGATATGATTACGTGTGTTCATATCATTCATATGAAGGCATTGACGGTCGTTCGTGTAGGACAACATCAAAAAAAAATAAATATAAATATTCCTTCCATAAATAATTTCATACATAAATTATATATATTGGTTGCACGTAAAATTTATACGAATGTATATCTATTTGAAGTGAACATTCCACCACTTGACATACAACGACATAATCGTGAATTAGAATTAATCATTAAGGAATCTACTTTAAATGCAATTCGAGATAGTATTCCCGTAGAGGATATATTGAAAGAATACCTCAGTGAAACGCAAGAAGAAGAGGTTATCATAACCGACGACATCATTGAAACGCCCAAGGTGGAAACCCTTGAAACGCCCAAGGTAGAAACCCTTGAAACGCCCAAGGTAGAAACCGTTCCCAAAGTGGAAACCGTTCCCAAAGTGGAAACCGTTCTTGAACCTTTGGTATCTAATATAGTATCCAATCCCATAATTTTGCCGGATAAATTAACGTTTTCGGATATAGATTTTACCATGGATACAAGTGGAAAACAAGGAACGATTGAAGCACCAAAAACAATTGAACGTTTAGAACGAATCTCACAAGAAACGCATGAAAAACGAAAACAAGAAGAAGAACAAGATGCTAAATTAGTCATCGGGGATGAAATAAGTTTAGATAATATAGGCATCAAAGACCTTAATGGTCGTATAAATGTTAAACCATTGCCCGTTATAGATATTGAGACATTATAATGCGTTTTTGTAGGATAAAGAATATATATCATCAGTTTAAATGGAACAAGGACAATGGATGACCTCAACCGCAATTAGTATAGTATTTTTTATTATACGTATTATTGAAATTAAATTTATATTAAAGGAAGACATCCTATTAAAACAGATGATTCGGGATACAATCCTTGTATTTATCAGTTCTATCCTTGGAATGTTTATACTTACTCAAGTCAATACAGACGTTTCCTCAAAAATTCCTGCTGTATTTACAGGAAAACCTGACTTTTAATATAAGAAATTTATTTGTAAATGTTTGATAACTATTATATCGTTATACATTAATGGTTATCAAACATGGATCGCGTGAAGATAAAAACGGTTGGATTTATATATCCATACGTGGAGCACCTAAAGAAAGAGGATTTGCCTACGGTACATTAATTGCAAAAGAAATGATAGAAGTAAGACGTATATTGGATTTTACCATTTATAACGATTTTGGAGTAAAATGGGAGTATTTTATTCAAGTCGCACAAAGAGATATTACACCCGTGATTGCATCCCAGTTTCCAGAATTTTACGAGGAAATGCTTGGATTTGCAGAAGGCGCAAATTTAACCATAGATGAAGTGGTTGCATGGAACAATTATTTTACATTAGTAGATTCTTGGTGGAATAATATGTCAAAGGAAGAAAAAACAAATGTATATGGAGAGAATTATGCAAATCAATCGGTTCATGCAAGCGGTAACAAGGATAGATGTTCGGCCTTCATGGCAGTAGGAGATTGGACCGCCGATGGAAAAATAGTATGTGCACATAATACGTTTTCAGATTTTTTAACTGGACAATTAGGAAATTATGTTGTAGATATTCATCCGGAACAAGGTAATCGTATACTATGGTCGGGTTACCCTGGATGGATATGGTCTGGTACTGATTTTTTTGTAACCTCTGCCGGTATACTTGGGACCGAATCCACGATTGGTGGATTTAAAAATTATCAAGCCAATATACCAATTTCTTGTCGTATTCGTAATGCAATGCAATATGGAAAAAATTTAGATGATTATGAACGCATGTTGTTAGACGGTAATTCCGGTGATTATGCGAACACGTGGATGTTCGGGGATACGAATGTAAATGAAATTATGCGCATTGAATTAGGGTTACGATTTCACAATACTACCCGCACTCAAAATGGAGTATTCATTGGATATAACGCACCAGAAGACCCTAGAATTCGTAATCTTGAATGTACAAATACAGGTATAGATGATATACGGCGTCATCAAGGCGCAAGAAAAGTGCGTTTAGCGGATTTGATGGATATACATAAAGGTACTATAAACATTGACGTTGCTCAACAAATTATTAGCGATCATTATGATGTATATCTTAATAAAGAAAATCCGTGTTCACGTACGGTATGTTCTCATTATGAGTTGGACCCACGTGAATACATGTCAGACCCATCACGACCGAAACCCTTTGAACCCCACGGAGCATTGGACGGTAATGTCATTGATACTCAAATGGCAAAAAATATGTCGTTTTCACTTAGATGGGGGTCCTCCTGTGGAAAACCTTTTATGAAAGATGCTTTTTGCGACAAACAACGTGTTTGGAATTACTTGCGTCCTTATTTACACGATAGACTTTCTTATCCATGGACCACATTTACCATCTCATCCATTACACCCAAAAAACTTACACGAAAACGACGAACTATCACGAAATGATTTTAACGTTTCGTATACTTACGTTTATGCATTTTACCGCGTTTCGTATACTTACGTTTATACATTTTACCGCGTTTCGTATACTTTTTTCGTTTATACATTTTACCGCGTTTCGTATACTTATTATGAATATCAGAACGACCACCAGTAGATAAATCTGGAAAACTCAAAGCCCTTCTGACGGAATAAGTCATATCTAAATCATTTTTGATATTAGTTACTATCTGATCCATCTCCGTATCGGATACCTCTCCTTCTTTACTCTTAATTACATCGTATACCTTATTCTCAATATCTTTATGTGTAATTTCTTGAGAAGTTCCATCTTCAGCGTTTCGCGTATAAATATCCGACGATAATTTTTCGTCGCCAGAACTATCTTCTGCTTCTTCTGCTCCTCCGGTAGGTTCACCATTTTTTTCCAATTCCATTTTGGTTATTATCTGTTGAACTACTCCATCAACCATATCTTGTGAATTTAGGGGAATTAAAATTATACTTGTATCTACAATAGGTATTACGTGTGTCTTCATATACTTACGAAAATTGTTCTCTTCTTTAATAAACCCGTACGATGAACTGTATTGACATGTATTAATGAGGTTGTTTTGATACGCACTCACCTCCCCAATTTCTGATATAAGGGAAATTTCGTTATATATAGGCGGTACTATTCCGATAGAGGATAATTTCTCTGTTATACTCGTTAAGTCTGTTATTAAATCAAAGATTGGATGGGATATATTGGATATACTAGATGGATCTATCCGTCTATACCATACTATATAATTATATAAATTAGTTATTAATATTTTTTTCAAATTAAACGGATACATATATTTAACCGACTATATAATTTTGTATAAATATCATTATATACTGATGTTATACGAACAATATCATCTGGTTTAATGTCATGAGGCAATAAATTATTTATAACATTATACGCTTCCGAGGCTGCTAGTGCATCTGCAGCTAGTGCATCTGCTGCTTCCGATGATTCTGCCTCCAAAAATGCCTCATTCGCCATTGCCTCTGCAGCTGCCTCTGCCTCTGCCTCTGCCGCTGCCGCATCCGGTGCCGCTACCGTTGCTTCCGCAGCCTCTGCCTCTGCCGCTGCCGCATCCGGTGCCGCTACCGTTGCTTCCGCAGCCTCTGCCTCTGCCGCTACCGATGCTTCCGCATCCGCTACCGATTCCGCTGCCTCTGCCGCTACCGATGCTTCCGCTGCCGCTTCCGCTACCGCTACCGCTACCGCTGCCGCTACCGATGCTTCCGCATCCGCTTCCGCTTCCGCTACCGATTCCGCTACCGATGCTTCCGCTACCGATTCCGCTACCGATGCTTCCGCTACCGATGCTTCTTTTTTCATCTTTTTTTGCATATCATCAACCTGTTCCATATATATATTCATAAATTGTTGCATACGACTCGTATAATTATCACTCGTCACATTAGATTCCCCCGTCTCAACCGCGTTTATCTTGTTTATAATGTCATCAGGTATATTGTATTTGTTTTGGATTGTTTCTAATAATATATCTTTTAATGGTATTATATTTCGTAATGAAGTAGTAACATCCGTAAAATCCATAAAATTAAAATTATTAATATATGTATCTAAAAATTTTGTGCCTCCAGTTTGATAAATTGAAGAATATAAACGTCCAGTTCCACCTTTATGTTGAGATAGTGATGAGGCCGGTTGTGTCAACTCTCCTGCCGTGCGTCTAGCACGTTGGCCTCTCCCCTGTAGTTGAGTAGACAAATGCCGTACTACATCTTTTTTACTGATATCAAAAGGTATAATTATCAAGTATTCCATCATCATTTTTGAAATGGTTTTTGTTATATAATCATTTCTCTGTACCACACCCTTACTTGATGCGATACTTAATTCATTGTTCAATTCAATCATTAGGGTATTCCTGGTGCCACCCATTGTTAATTTATTATTATTTGAAATTCTAAGTTTTTTTAATTCACCTTGAACAATATTTGTATCTGTAAAAAAAGAAATATAACCGTAATCCTTTATAAATTCGTTCGTTGAAGTATTTAACATTTCATTATAGGTTGTATGTATTTTCGTACGTTCGACAGGGGTCAAGATATTTTTTTGATTATCGGCAAAAATCGTCGGTGCAATCACTTTTACACTTTTTAAAAATGACCTAAACCGAATTAATTTATAATTACAAACCGTTAATTGTCTTAAAATAACCAAAAAAAAACGTTCGGTTACCTGTGGTAACGTGTCATTAGTTTCAAGTCTAAATATATAGTTTTCACTTGATACAGTCCCGTAATAGTTTTTAATATCATGATATATGGTAGTATATAATCTTATTAATGAACTGTTTGAATCAATACAATCCGAGATTTTAATTATATTTTTTTTCCTACAAGTATCACATGGGTTAACGACACGGTCTAATAGTAAACATCTATGATATCTATTTTTATCACCTTTATTCGTATATTTATCATATAATAATGCTGTATTCGGACCAAATTGTAACGATACCGTAAATACAGGACCATCGCATGTATTCATTAATACGGTTGTTTGGGGTCCTTGTTTATGTTCTACCCAATTTAATAAATGAAATAAACATTGTAACCTGTCCCCAAGCGATTTTAATATAATTATTAATAATGCGGTTGTTTCATACGGTGTATAATCATTAAAGATTTTACTTGCCTTCCCCAACGATACAAAGTCCCCAGGCTGGCGGTCAATACGACCCCCTGTTACCTTAAATGGATTCTGCTTGAACCATTGTTTGTTTTTGTCGTTGCCCTGTGTAAAATTTTTTAATTCAACAAAATCTATATTTTCGTTGTCGGTTCTACCTTTAAAGGTTCTCCCAAACATTATGAGTTCAAATGTCCATACCACGTTAGAGAGCGTGGTTGCTTTGAGATACATACCAGCGGGATAACCAAACGCCTTAAACAACCCTTCAGTCAATATAATGGTTTCACCTTGTGGTGGCCATACTTTACCCGCAGATTTGGTTGCAGTATCAAAGGCAGTAGCAAAACTTGTGATTGAATCTGCCCATGGAGCAATCGTGCTAGATGAAATTCCACAATCACGGGTTACCCCAACAATATGGATTGGAACGGTCCTAGCTGGTCTTGAAGCATTCCATTCTATAGTCGTTAGATTGTCGGCGTGTACCTCTAAGGAATTATTCTTAGACATATCTAAAAAATCTTTATTGAGAGATCCCGTATAATCAGCTGGATTCGGACTCGGCCATGCTCTTTTAAATAAGTATCTAAATAATTTTGAATTTGACCCATCCTTTATCATATCTGAGGCAATATGGTATCTCTGGTCTTGTGTTAAGTCATTTAAATTCATAGGTTGTTTCCCAGTACTCATTAAACATTGATTCCATGGTATGGTATAAGTTCTTCCTCCGGGCCAACTACATACAATACCTTCCTCTCCTACATCCATTTTATGGTCATTGCGACCAAGCGTTGCCATATATATATATATATATATATATTATTGTAATTCTTAATTTATATAACTTGAAAAATCATTTACGTGTATCGTTGGTAAGGTTGTATCCAACGGTTCTTGTGTTATAAACGTTGAGAAATAAGATTTTTTGATTTCCATTTCAGGCGTACGATTATGAACGGTTCTAGAAATCATTTTATATAGTTTAAAGTCAGGGTATCGTTCTTCACCATTTTGTTTCACTAAAATATTTCGTCCTTTATCGTCTTGACACCATTCTAGTATAATACGGTGTGTATTATCTGTATCTTTTACGCTAGTATAATCTATATCTTCGGATATAACATCAAACAAAGAACACCCTAAACGACATAAATCAAAACTAAAGTTTGGTTCTAGGATGGGTTTATGTTTGTTTAAATACGGTTCACAATTATATTGTGAAGCGGCATCTCCTTTTGGATGAAAACTATCACTACAAAGGATACGTCCACGAAAGCGATAAATGGCTCTACCAAAATCAATGATTTTGTATATTTTTCCAAAGGTTGGAACTTTAAAGGTGGTCCCGTTCCATGTATATACAAGATAGGTATGATGGGTATGGGTATACATAATATTATTGGTATGTAAGTCATTGTGTGTAAGGTGAAAGGTTCGTTGATATACCAGTAAGGACATGACCACTTGACATAATATAGAACGCCATTCGTCTTCCCCTATGGTTTCTTTGTGATGGATAAGGTAATCGTCTAATGTTTCTACACACTTTTCCATCGCAATCACATGTACAGGGAAATTCGGTAGAGTTGCAAGGACATCTTCTTCCACGATGGTGGAATAACCACTCGTGGAAGAGGAGTCTGAGGTAGACTCTTCTGTTTTAGAAGAGACGGAAGAGCATTCACTGTTGAGTGAGGTTTCTTCGGTAGAAAGTGTATCATTTAAATACAATAATTCTAATTCAGTTTCAATCGGAACGGATATCTTTAAGGGGTCCATCGTATCATAAGGAATGTCTATGACTTCACCAATATCCAGAATAGGTTTATTACCTCGGCTTCGTTTAGGAGATTGTTTCGTTATAGGAATATTGATATGAAATAACGTATCATTGTGTTGATTAAAAAAATCCGATTGTGCTATATATTCTATATCATCTGAAATATCACATTCAAAGGTGTTCTTCATGGCAATAAAAGAACCGTAAAATTCTAATCCATGAAAAAAACCATAATGATGTAAAAGTTGATTGGATAAATAATTGAACATACCGTCAATATAAGCAGAATTATTGGAATCACGACATTTTGCATGTTCTTGTAACGACGTATATTGAGGTAAACAACCTATATCATATTCCTTATATCGTCCAACTATATATTTTAAAGGGTCTAACAATGGACTATATTTAAAATATACGTCCTGTTCTTCTTGTACCTTACCGGTTTGTATCGTACAGTTAAATATATTGGTAGTAACTTTATTCTTTACTTCGTACAAGGAACGTGTATGGTTAAACGTAATTGTATTGTAATTATTAGGAGTCAATGAAAAAAACCGATTGTATATAGGTATATAATTTTGCGGAGATTTAACACCCATGACGTCTAGAACACTTTGAAATAAAACAGTATGATTTGGTTTTATATATGTAAATTCCATTAAACAGTGATTATATAATTAATTACATATATAAACTAATTATCCATTCTTGCGGTGTATATAATTCTTTAATTTCTCAATTATTCACAATGTCACGTGAACTAGAACTTGGTAAATTCAATATGAATAGCATTAGTTTTAAACCAGATGAAAATAAAGGACCAGTGGTAGTATTGATTGGACGTAGAGATACTGGTAAAAGTTATCTGGTAAGGGACTTATTATACCATCATCAAGATATACCCATAGGAACGGTCATATCAGGAACAGAAGCTGGAAATGGATTTTATTGCCAACATATTCCTAAATTGTTTATTCATGATGAATATAACATATCCATCATTGAAAATATATTAAAACGGCAACGACAAGTTCTTAAACAGGTAAGAAAAGAACTTGAACAATACAAGCGAAGTACGATTGATCCGCGTGCGTTTGTTATATTAGACGACTGTTTATACGATGCATCATGGACACGTGATAAAATGATGAGATTATTATTTATGAATGGGCGTCACTGGAAAATAATGCTTATCATCACAATGCAATACCCATTAGGCATACCTCCCAATCTTAGAACCAATATAGATTTTGTCTTCATATTACGTGAGCCTTATATAAAAAACCGTAGAATCATTCATGAAAATTATGCGGGAATGTTTCCAACGTTTGAAAGTTTTTCACAAATTATGGACCAATGTACTGAAAATTATGAATGTTTAGTCATAAACAATAATTCCAAGAGCAATCGTTTACAAGACCAAATATTTTGGTATAGAGCTGAACCTCATGGACCATTTAAACTGGGTTCAAATGAATTTTGGGAATTATCCAAAGGTATAGAGAGTGATGATGAAAATATAGTAGCCTATGACCCTGCAACTGCTCGTAAAAAAGGTCCTCATATCAACGTTAAAAAAAACAAATGGAGTTAAGAGTCATGTTTAGTTGAGATATTTTCATGTTCAAACATCTCATGGGTAGGGTCATCACGAGACGACACGAGAATTCCTTGGTCGTTCATCGTTTGTGTTAATTTATTACCACTTTCACTTGCCTTTTTCAAGTTGTCTTCAAATGCTTTTTGTTTTGTAGTACGCACACGATTTTCAAAATGTTGTTTAGCTTTAAATTCATTTTTATGTTTTTCTTGCATGAGTTGGTTTAGTTCCTCTTCCAAATATTCTACCTTACCTGTTTTGTAGGACTCGGGGTCAAATGGCATCCACAATCCAACCGGTCCAACAAATACATCGTGAGACGGGTCACTTTCGCGTAAACTTTTAGCGTGTAGTTCTGCTTCACCTTGTGTAGAAAAAGACCCACGTATTTTGATTCCGCGGGTATTGGTTTGAAAATCAACGGATTCGTCGTATAGACTTTGTAATCTATCTTCATGTTTATCCATGAACGTTTTATATTCATCCGATAATGTAGTTGCAAATAATGAATCTTTTTCAGTTGAAACAAATTCTTCTAAATCTTTCATCATATCTTCAAATGAACATTTATACTTATACGATAAAAATTTAATAAATTGTGTAAACTTATCCATAGATTTGGATAATTCCCATTGTTTAATAAACTCGTTGAAAAAAAATTGACGTTTATCTTCTATTATATTTTCAGGGGATATAAAAGAGACACAGGCGAATTTTTGTCCTGCCAAGGCACGGTCTTCTTCTAATAAATCAATATACTCTGGATTAGGAGAACCGTTTATGAGACGCGCATTCTGACGTTTAGAAGACATATATATTGGATATTAAGAAATCTTTAAGTATTAATTTCATACAAATTTTTTTTCTTTTACTACTCTATAATGAATATTTCGGGCGTAGATTTTAATGAATTACTTAAGCGTGCAATTAAATATATAGTGGAAGGTCTAATGGTAGCCATTGCCGCATTTGCGATACCTAAAAAAAGTATTAATTTAGATGAAATCGCACTCATTGCATTGACTGCAGCGGCTACATTCAGTATTTTGGATACTTATATTCCTAGTATGGGTGTAAATGCGAGAAGTGGTGCAGGCTTTGGTATAGGCGCAAATCTAGTAGGTTTCCCACGATAATTATATAGTCGGTATAAATTCCCAATCTAATTCATTGCATATTTTTTTCCATATTTCATCTTGCTCAATCCGTTTATATCTATCTTTTAGCATTGGAAAAAAGGGTAAAAAATCGGTTTCATCTAGTAATTCGCACAGTTTATATATGGTATAGTAATAATTTAAGAAATTTACTCGTACATCTGGACAAAATCTAGCATAGGGTGTTTGTATTTCCATAAATAAACTACACAATCGTTGTTCCAATTCAGGTTTCATTATAGGAGGTTTAATTCCCAATTTATCTTTTATATAAGGGATATGTTCGTAATATTTATTATATCCTAATTTTTTTAATATGGTTTTAGCACGATGATTGGTCAATTGTATAAGAATAATACGCTCTTTTTTCATTTGTTGTTCAATGTCTTCTATCACTTTAGATGGTATTTGGGTAGTCTCCTTTGCTTGAAACTGTGCAAGAATTTCTCTAAAATGATTTATACGCTTATAGGCATAAAAACATATTTCTTTATGTGGTTCCTTGTAACTACATCGTTCATTATCAATTAGATATTGTACGCTAACAAAACACATGTTACATACACATAGTCCTTCGTGTTCAATGAATATAAGTTCGCCTTTATTACAATGATTACAAATGTCCGTTTGATTTATAAACTTGTTAATGTCTAGGAATGCATCATCCACATTTGCAAGATATTTTTGTGCATTGGGTAATATATCGTTTTGTACTATGGAGGGGGAGTCCTTTATATTAAAGAATGTATTCAACGTTTTAGACGAAACATTACAATTACCTTCAGAATCAATCTTTTTATTTTCATAATAATCAAATATATATTTTGAATTATCAAGGTAGTATTTTGATTTATAGTGACGCAATTTTTTTATTTTAGAGGAAATAGAATGTATTTTGTCTTGTAGTTCAGTTTGTAGTTCAATATTGTCTGTATGTTTTAATTCTGTTTTTAACTTATATTTTTCAGTATGTAACTTAGGCAAAACAATATCTTCCTCGTATTTGATTTTCTCTAAAATGGACTTATGTTTAATATCTAAGGTTGTATTATATTTAACTGGGACTTGTAACGTTTTAGTTGGTTTGATTTTAAAAGACATTAATCTAATATTGGTATAGTTTTTAATACAATATTAGATTAAACGTTAATTATTATAAATTATTGTTTCATATATATTACAATGGAGGATAATACAATACAATTAATAAGACATATTACACAAGACATTGACTTTAACACCTTACAAAAGATGAAGTTTATATATAGCGCATTACAAGACGGTTGGTCCGTAACAAAAATTGCACGTAAATATGTTTTTACGAAAAAGCATGAGAATGACAAACAAATATTTGAAGAAGACTATATTAAGACATTTATAACTCATCATACGTCTATTTGAAGAATAAGGTATAATTCTATATTTTTTTTTCTTTTGTAATAATATAGAATGGGTGGAGGATTGATGCAATTAGTAGCCTATGGCGCCCAAGATGTTTATCTTACTGGCAATCCACAAATTACATTTTGGAAAGTAACTTATCGTCGTCATACTAATTTTGCGATGGAATCTATAGAACAAACATTCAACGGTCAAGCGGATTTCGGAAGACGTGTAACATGCACCCTTGCGAGAAACGGTGACCTTGCTTATAGAACTTACCTTCAAGTAACTTTACCTGAAATCAATTCTACTCTAGCGCCTTTTGCGAGATGGTTAGATTTCCCAGGTGAGCAACTCATCGCGCAAGTGGAAGTTGAAATTGGTGGTCAGCGAATTGACCGTCAATATGGTGACTGGATGCATATTTGGAATCAATTAACACTATCCAAGGAGCAACAAGATGGTTACTATAAGATGATTGGTAACACCACGGCACTAACCTATATTACTGACCCCAGTTTTGCAAACGTGGATGGTCCGTGTGATTCCGATGCCCCCCGTCAAGTATGTACTCCTAGAAACGCATTGCCTGAGACCACTTTATACGTTCCATTCCAATTTTGGTACTGCCGTAATCCTGGTCTAGCGCTTCCACTCATTGCTCTTCAATACCATGAAGTTCGTATTAACCTTGATATTCGTCCCATTGATGAATGTCTATGGGCGGTATCTACTCTCGCGTGTGAATCCGGTTCGTCCACCAATGTAAAATCTAGTCTTGCCTACGCTCAATCCCTCGTAGCAGCCTCGCTATACGTAGATTATGTGTTTTTAGACACGGATGAACGTAGACGCATGGCACAAAATCCTCACGAGTACCTC